GAATACCGCGATGACAGCGAAGAGCGGCAAGGCAGGGCCTTCATCCGGCGGGAGAGGGACCCTGCCACGCCACAAAGCCTGCTGCGATTGCGGAGAGAAAATTGAAACGGCGCGCCTGAAGGCCATGCCCAATGCCGTCCGGTGCATCGGTTGTCAAGAAAAAAAAGAAAGGAGGGACAGGTCTCTTGGGTGAAAATTGGCAACTTTTCATTTTCCTGCCCGGTCTAATCGCGGCCTGGAGCGTGCTGATCGTATCGGTATTGCGGACCATGTTCAAGGCCCATTGCGACGACATCAACAGCCGCCTCGAAGGCTGGGGAAAGGACATCTCCAAGCTGGAAAAGGACGTCCTGGAAATGAAAGCCGACCTTCCTCTCTCCTACGTCAGGAAAGAGGATTTTGTGCGGTTTGAGGTTGTCATCAATGCCAAGCTGGACCGCGTCCATGACTCCATCGAAAGACTGAAGGAGAGATTGTAATGAAGGAACCTCTTCCCATCGACATGGAAAATGCCAGGCGATTTGAGATGCGCTGGCTGATCTTGAGAACGCTGCATGCAGCCCAGCCCAGCGGCACGTCGGAAGTCATGATCCGCAACGCCATCGAGCCCGTCATCCTTGATGTGACGCTGAACGACATCCGCCGGGAACTCGATTACCTGGAGGAACGCGAACTGATCGCGGTCACCCATCGGGACAGCCCTGTGTGGCGAGCCAAGATCAACAATCACGGGATCGACATCGTTGAATATACCGTCGATTGCCGCCCTGGAATCGCCCGTCCCAAGAAATGGTGGTGATATGCCTTCGAGATCGAAGATCACGAAACTGCCCGACGCCGTAAAGCGTGAATTGGACAAGCGCCTGATCAACGGAAGTTTCTCTGATTACAGAGCGTTGTCCGAATGGCTTCGGGATCAGGGGTTTGAGATATCCCATGCGGCAATACACCGTTACGGACAAGCCTTTGAGGATCGCCTGGCGGCGATCAAGATTGCCTCGGAACAGGCGCGAGCCGTTTCAGAGGCGGTCGGAGACAACGAAGGCGTCATGAGCGACGCCCTGATCAGCCTGGTGCAGGAAAAGGCATTCGACGTCCTGGTCAACCTTCAGACCGAAGACCCGGTGGCCTTCGCCAAGATCTTCCCGAAAATGGGGATCATGGTGGCCAAATTGAGCAAAGCCAGCGTGGATCAGAAAAAATGGATGTCGCAGGCCAGGAGCAAAGCGAAGGACGCGGCTGAAGAGGTCGTCAAGGTCGCCAAGCAGGGCGGGCTTTCCGAAAAGACCGCCGAGGAGATCCGGAAGAAGATTTTGGGGATCGTATGACAGAAGTGAACCTCCAGAATGATTTTGACCAGGCGAGACCCGCCACGGGCATCTTATTGCCCTATCAGACCCGCTGGGTCGCCGATAAATCTGCGGTCAAATTCATCGAAAAATCGCGCCGTGTCGGTATTTCCTGGGCCGAGGCGGCTGACGATACCCTTTACGCTTCGGAGGTCGGCAGCGGCGAGAAAAGGAACGTCTGGTACATCGGCTACACGAAGGACATGGCCCTCGAATTCATCAATGACTGCGCTAATTGGGCGCGGGCCTACAACCTGGCAGCGTCTACGATGGAGGAATACGAGGAGATCGATGAGGAAGAGGTGGCTGGCGTCGTCCAGGAAAAGAAGATCCTCGCCTACAAGATCACCCTCGAATCGGGCTGGAGGATCACGGCGCTGTCCAGCCGCCCGACGAACCTGCGCGGCAAGCAGGGGCGTGTGGTTATCGATGAAGCGGCATTCCATGACGATTTGGCCGGGCTGCTCAAGGCGGCGCTGGCCCTCCTGATGTGGGGCGGCCAGGTCCGGGTCATCAGCACGCATTTTGGCGACACGAACGAATTCAATTCCGTGATCCAGGATATCCGTGCCGGGAAGAAGCCCTACAGCCTCCACAGGGTGGACTTTGACGACGCCCTGCAGGATGGCCTTTACCGGCGGATCTGCGAGGTCCTGGGGCGGGAATGGACGGCAGAGGCAGAGGCGGCCTGGCGGCAGTCCATCATCGATTCCTATGGCGAGGACGCCGATGAGGAGCTTTTCTGCATCCCGAGCCAGGGTACCGGTACCTTCTTGACCCGTGCGCTGATTGAGACCTGCCTCTCCGAGGAGATCCCCGTCATCCGGTATGAGCAATCGAAAGCGTTTGCCGAGGTCGCCGATCACATCCGCTACGCGGAAGTGAAGGATTGGTGTGATGAGATCCTGAAGCCCTTGTTGATAAAACTGGATGCCAAGCGTGCCTCCTATTTCGGGGAGGACTTCGGTCGGACTGGCGACTTGACGGTAATCACGCTTCTTTGCGAGCAACAATCCGCCACATTCCGCGCTCCATTTATCGTGGAACTCCGAAATATCCCCTTCAAGCAGCAGGAGCAGGTGCTGTTTTACATCGTAGACCGGCTTCCCAGGTTCCGCTATGGCGCTCTCGACGCACGGGGAAACGGTCAATATCTGGCGGAAGTGGCCATGCAGAAATACGGAGCGTCCCGGATCGCCCAGGTCATGTTGAGCGAGACCTGGTACCGGGAACACATGCCGAAATACAAATCGGCCTTCGAGGATCGTTCCATCCTGCTCCCAAAGGACGCCGATATTATTGAGGATCACCGTGCCTTCAAGGTCGTTCGCGGAGTGGCGAAACTTCCCGAAGCGAAGATGAAAGGCAAGGATAACAAGCAGCGGCACGGAGATTCAGGCGTTGCCGGCGCGTTGGCCTGGTTTGCGACCACGGAAGGTGAAACCGGTCCCGTTGAATACGAAACTGTCAACAAACGGCGCTTCGCTGCGCAGCAGGGAGCCTGGTAATGGCAATTCTATACGATCAATTCGGCAGGGAAATTCAAGTTCTGAAACAACCGGAGACCCGTGAGATCGCCGTGACGACGATTCGGGATCGCTGGTCGTCCTATCCGAGCCAGGGGCTGACTCCTCAGCGGCTGGCCGACATTTTCAAGGAGGCCGATGGCGGCGACGTTTACCGGCAGGCCGAACTGTTCGAGGAGATGGAGGAGAAAGACACCCATCTCTTTTCGGAGCTTCAGACGCGGAAAAACGCGGTCCTGGGACTGGATTACGATTTGACGGCCTGGTCGGAATCTGCCGAGGACAAGAAGATTCGGGATTTTGTCTCCGATTGCATTTTTAACCTCGACAGTTTTGACGATGTCCTGCTGGATCTCCTCGATGCCATCGGAAAGGGCTATTCCCTCTGCGAGATTCTCTGGACAATTGACGGCGGCAAGGCCGTCATTGGCGGCCTGCCGTGGATTCATCCCAAGAAGGCCGTGTTTTATGACCGGGGCGGCGACATGTGGGCCAAGAGCTTTGAGGTCCCCCGCGTCGTAACCGAAGCAGAGCCGGTTTATGGCGAGATCATGCCGCCCTTCAAGCTGGTTTACCATCGGTACAAGGCCAGATCCGGCTATGACACCCGTGCTGGCGTCTTGAGGGTTTGCGCCTGGATGTACCTGTTCAAAAACTACTCTTTGAAAGATTGGGTGGCATTCTCCGAGGTCTTCGGAATGCCGCTGCGCCTCGGAAAATATGACCCTGGTGCAAGCAAGGAAGACAAGGACGCCCTGGTGTCGGCAATCCAGTCATTGGGCTCTGATGCCGCCGGGATCATATCCAAGAGCACCGAGATCGAGTTTGTCCAGGCCATGAAGAACTCCGGGACGGAGAATATCTACGAGGCCCTGTCCAACTTCTGCGACCGGCAGATGTCGAAGGCCATTCTCGGCCAGACGGCAACGACGGAAGGGACGCCCGGCAAGTTGGGAAATGAAGACGCCCAGGACCGGGTGCGCAGGGATCTGACGAAAGCCGACTGCCAGGCCATTGAAAAGGCAGTCCGTTTTCAGATCGTGCGCCCACTGGTGGGCTATAACTTCGGGTGGGACAAGCCTCTGCCCTGGTTCAAGCTGATGTTCGAGCCGCCCGAGGATCTGGAAACGTTGAGCACCGTTTACAAGAATCTCCGCGAAATGGGGCAGCCCATGTCTGCCGAACACGTTTCCGACCGGTTCAAGATTCCCCTGCCGAAGTCCGGGGAGACACCTCTCGGCGATGTCAGACCCGAACCGCCAGGCAAAAAGGCCCCGCTGGCGGCCAAAAACAAGCCCGTGTCGAGCGAACTCCCTGGGATGAGGGTCATCATAGCCAAAACGGGAGAAGACGCCTTAGAAGGCGAAATTGACGATGCGGACCTGATCAGTAACCGGTTGGCGGACGAGGCTGGTGTCATTACAGATGCCCATTTCATGCACCAGGTCCGCCGCCTCATCGACAACCCGAATGTTCGGGACCTCGCGGATCTGCGTGATCGGATCATCGATCTTTGGGGAGAAATGGACCCGGAAGATCTCGGCGTGCTGATCGCACGGGCGATGGCCGTGGCGGAAATGGCAGGGATGTCCGAAGTCAGTGATGAAACGGGGGTCTAAATGGCCATCGAAACCGTTTTTAATCTGCCCTTTGTAGAGCAGGAATCGTTCTTTCGCAACAAGCTGAACATCCCGACGCAAAAGTGGACGGATCTCTGGAAAGACCAGCACGCAAAGGGGTTCATGATCGCGGGAGCCTATAAGGCAGATCTTCTGTCCGACTTTAGGGCCGCCGTGGACAAGGCGATCAGCCAGGGGGTCACCCTGGAAGAATTCCGCAAGGATTTCGACAACATTATCTCCAAACACGGCTGGTCGTACAAGGGCGGGCGGAACTGGCGAAGCGAGGTCATCTACTCCACGAATATCCGGACGTCTTATGCCGCCGGGCGGTGGCAGCAGCTTCAGGATCCAGAGGTGCAGAAGTTTTACGGCTATCTGACCTATCGCCACGGCGACAGCCGGGTTCCCAGGCCCCATCATCTGGCATGGAATGGGATCACCCTTCCGGCCGACGATCCCTGGTGGAAGACGCATTACGTACCGAACGGCTGGGGTTGCAAGTGCAAGATCTTCGCGGCGACAAAAGAGGATTTCGAACGGGCGAAAGCAGGCGGAAATGGGGAAGCTCCTCCCTCCCCCATCGACCCGAAGACGGGAGAGCCGATCGGGATCGACAAAGGATGGGGATACAACGTCGGAACGGCTACCCAGGCGAAATACAGCATCTTGGAAGGGTCCCTGGCGCGGCTTCCAGACGACATCGCCCAGGCCCTGATCAAGGAGATCGAGGCGAAGGACAAAGAGGCGGGAAAGGTCGCCAGGCGAATCCGCAGCACGGTTAAAAAGGAAAAGAAAGCAGTTACATCGGCTGACGATACTGCTCTTTGGAAAAAGGTCGAGGGACAGAAAGGGTCGAATCCCGGCGGGCTCTATGAGGCCCCGGACAAGCAGCGATATTACGTCAAGCTGTACGCCGACGAAGGCCAGGCCAGGACGGAATTTGCCTCCAACGCGATCCACAAGATGCTCGGCGTGGAGATGCCGGAACTGACCTTGAGGGATTGGAACGGGAAACTGGCCCTGGTGAGCAAGTGGAGAACGGATTTGAAGGCCATGAGCGCCGCCGACATGATCGGCCGCCCAGGAGAGATGGCGAAGATCTTCCAAGCCTCCGTTCTGACCAAGAATTGGGACGTCGTTGGCCTGGAATTCGACAACGTCATGCTCGCCAAGAATGGGCGCCTGGTCATGATCGATGCCGGAGGGAGCTTCAAATATCGCGCCCAGGGGGGAGCGAAAGCCTATGAAGCCGTTCCTGCCGAGGTAAAGACGTTGCGGGATGCTCAGTTGAACCGTCAATCGGCGTCCGTCTTCAATGCCATTTTCGACAAGAATGCCTGGTTGGAGCGGGACGGTGCCGAGGGTCTGCTGAAGCTGAAAAAGACGGACGTGAAGAAGGCGTTTGAGCAGGCGGGATTTGCGAAAGATGAAGTTTCCGACCTTACGGAGACCCTTTGGAAGCGACGCCA